CTATGGAAACCATGATGAGTTCATGGCAAAGTTTTCAGGCCATCATATCTTTGGTAATATTAGTTTGAGTGAACGAGAAGAATACACGACTTCTTCGGGAAAGAAGTTTCTTATTCTTCATGGACATCAGTTTGACTTTCTTACAAAATTTCCTGTAAGTTCTTATATCTACAAACTTGGTGATTATGCATATGAACTAATATTAGAAATCAATGATTGGTTCAATTGGTGCAGAAGAATGATGGGAATGAGATATTGGTCTATCTCCAAATATGTGAAGATTAAAGTAAAGAGAGCAGCCCAGTTTATTGACAGTTTTGAAAGTGTTGTATTGAAGTATGCAAAAGAAAAGAAGTATGATGGAATTGTCTGTGGGCATTTACATGACCCAAAGATCTATACTGTAAACAATATCACATACGCTAATTGCGGATGTTGGACAGAGAAAGACAAATGCACATTTCTGTATGAAGATACAGATGGTTCATTGAAGTTGGATAACTATGCGATCCATTGATTTAATCATAGATGAGTTCAAAAGAGTATCAGCACTTACTCTTTGTTTTATGATTATATTTCCTTTGATGATCTTTGGAATGATCGAAGGAATGATAAAGCAACTTATCACAAAACGAAGAAAAACTGGGTGTGAAGTATAAGTCATAAATATCTGTATGATAATAGCAGGTATTGATTATAGTTTAAATGGGCCAGCAATTTGTATCACCGATACCAAGTATCCTTTTTCTTTTAATAAATGTTCTTTCTACTTCTTGAGTGATGTTAAGAAAAATGCCACAACATTTCTTACGAACATTCATGGAGAGAATTTTGAAGATTATGATGAGGAATGCGAAAGATACGACACCATATCCGATTGGGTCATGCGTGTTTGTATGGGATGTGAGCAAATTGCATTAGAAGGTTATGCATATGGAGCACAGGGAAGAATATTTCATATAGCAGAAAATACTGGTGTATTGAAATATAAAATATATCAACAAAGCATACCCCTTACAATTTTTACACCATCTGAAATTAAAAAATTTGCAACAGGTAAGGGAAATGCAGATAAAGAAAAGATGTACGATTCTTTTATTTCAGAAACCAATATTTTACTTAAATCTACAATAACACCGGACAAGAAGGGTATTTCTAGTCCGGTGTCTGATATTGTAGATTCTTATTATATTTGTAAGTATTTACGTTCTAAGTTAAACGAATCTTCTTCTTTTTGAGTTGCATTTATGGCGTATTTGGTTGTGTTGGATCTTGAACTCCATCCCCATCTTTATCTTTTTCATCTCTGACTAGACCGTCACCGCAAATTATTGGAGTTCTTATGAATTCGTTCCATGCCCATAATAGTGCAATTATTACTATGGGTGCATACCATAGAGTCCAACCATAGGAAGGTTTTGACGCTCCTGATTGTGCAATTTCATCTTTGATTTGTAGCATTACAACATTATCTGGAGTAGGATCAGGAACAATAAAAGGTGTTGTGCAACTAACAAGGAGCATTGTTGTTATAGTAGTGAGTATATATTTTAAGTGTTTCATTTGTTCTCCTTATTGTTTATTTGGTGTGGCAGCTGCTGATCCAAAATAGAATCCTACGATACTCAATAGAATTTCTCTATTTTCGGAAGACCAGAAGAATCCGTTGATTTCTACAAATGCTTTTTTAGCAGTCGCAGGAATCAAACCAAATAATGCTTCTGGATTTTTTACATCGACTTCAACAAAAGTCGGAACACCGAAGAATGGAAGAATAAATGGGGCAGCAAATGCTCCAAATAAAACAGTTAATACTATTACCTGTCTTACAAACTTACCAGAATCAATAGACACTCTTTGTACTGCTTGATTTTGATTGTCCGTTGTTTGTTTATTCGCTTGAATAAGCTGATTAAACATTTCTTTTTGATCTGCACTTTTTTGTGCCATGAATTTGAAGAGGAATCCTGTGAGTCCTCCCCCAACCATGCTAATTAATTCTGGTGAAAACATATTCATTTCTCCTTATTAGTTTTATTCTTTTTCAACATTTGTTTAAATAACTTTTTAAATTTTGATGGTTGTTTGCTGGCTTCGGTTTCAAATGGATTGATTCCGGCAACATTTTCTCCTGTGCCCAGAGAATTTGCAATTTTCTTTAATAGTTTCTTTCTTTCCTCTTCGTCTGGGGCCTCGGTATCAGCGTCTACATCTAAATCTATTGCCTCAACCTCTTCATTTACTGGTTGTTTTTTCATCAACATGGCAATTAGATTATCCAATGACTTTGCTCTATTTTTCTTATAGTTTTCTGGTTCGTATGAAATATTGATTGTTTTTTTACTAGAAGGTGTTTTTTCATCTTCATCTTCATCGTTTTCCTTTTCCATATCTTCATTTTTTTTCTCATTCAATTTGTTTTTTACTATATTTCTAAATAGATCTCTTTGATTCTTCATTGCATTTTCCTTTAAATTCTTCTTTTTGAATTTATCCTTTTGTCCTTTATTTGCTATTGTGAATGATTGAGGAACAAACTTGACTTGTCCCTCACCTGGCAATTCAGAAACGATTCCTTCGTGGCTGCCACCTTGTTCTGGTGTGAGTGGCATTTCATCTTTCGTCATTGTGCCAAATATTTCATTTCTTGCATTGTCTATATGTTCGTGTGCTCTTAATACTTTTGCAAGTGCTTTTTTATTTGTCATACCATAATCAAGATGGCTTTGTAATCTTGCTGCTTGTTTTTTATTTTTCTCTTTTGCTATTTCTGCTTTAGAAAATGCAGCAAATCCTGCCGCTGTTCTTGGATGTCTTTGTTCTTGTACTGCTTGACCGAATCTCTTGAAGTGTATTCTTCTTGCTCCAGTTTTACTAGATGGATCTTCATGTTTGGAAATTTCATCTAAAAGACCTGAGACTTCAGGGTCATCTAAAAGTGCCGATGCTCTTCTAATATGAGAACCCAAAGTTTTGCTACTCTTTGGACTCATTTTGAATTTTCTAGAAGTCAAGGATAAAGGAGCAAAATGATTTTCATCTGAGCTTAGCCCGGATAGATCTGGGTTTGAACGAATCTTCTTTCCGCTCGCGGTGTCTATTTCGGAATGCACGGCAAATGTGCTTCTTGTGGAAGGCTTTGGTAATTTATATCGAAGCAGATTACCTTTCATTGAGGTATCGCTATCGCGCAATATTGCATCTGCTTGATATGAACGATCTGCTGGTATTCCCTGATGACTTGCTGCTTTTAATGCCGCGGTGAAAGGAGCAACCAAATGTGGTTTGTTTGCTGTAGTAGCATAATCGGTTATTGCTTTTTCATCAAAGAATGCGGGAGAATTTTTTCCCTTATACTGAACATATGGTCTACCTTGGTGTTTTCCAAAGACCAATGAAATGCTTCCATCGGCCTTATATGATAATTCATGCCCCTTTACTGGTTTTCCAGTTAACAAGGAATGTGTAGCCGCCAGATGCTTTAGTGCAGTCTTTCCTGATCCACGATACAGCAATTCACCCACATGCTCCAAATGTCCTGTAGTTTCTGCTTGTGGTTTTACTTTTTTTGCTTCTTCCAGATATTGGTCTAGATCCAGCCCCTGCTCTTGGAAATAATCCATGATCGACTCAAACACTTCATCTGGATCTGCGCCGTATTTTGCAGATTCTTCTGCCAATAATCCAATTCCTGTTGTCAGGTAATTTAATTGTGACTTTATTCTTGGATCGGGTATCATATTCAATAATACCTTGAGATTGATTACAAGTCTATCGAATACTGATATTTTTCCTATTGGATCCTTTAAATACTTACCTCTTGCATCAATCACGCCAAGTCTAAATGCATCGGTGTCTTCAAATGAAGTCGTCATTGCTTTGACGAATTTATAAACAGTGAAAGAACTAACAACTCGGTTTAGTTCCTTTGAGGTCATTGTTCTTTTGAATGTTTTTGGTGTATTCATTTCAATTCACTTAATATTTTGTCTAATCTATGATCTGATTGTATCTCATCAATGTTTACTTCTGGTATGGAAACTGGTAAGTAATTTAAATAAGCCAGAAATGATTTTAACAGAGGATGTAGATCTTTGCTTAATTTAAAAAATAATATTCTACAGCATCCCTCCGCCCCAAATACATTTTGTAAAATTATCACATGATTTAATATCAATCTTTCCTTAAGATCACCACCCCGCTTGAACCGTATCAATAGTCTTTTAATGTACTTGATTTTGCTTAGATCTTCGTAAAATTCATCTATCCCCGTTGAATTGGGATTGGAGTATAGTTTAGAAGCGTATAGTAAAAAATTATCAGATGTCAACGGAGATTTCATCATGAAAAGATCACTTAAATTATTTCAGATCTGACTTGAAATTTCTAACCAAGTCATTTACCACTCTAGACTTATCCTTTTGACTGAGAGAAACTTTGTTATCAGATGCATTCATTTTTCTCATAGCAGTGTTTACCACAAAGTAGAGTTCTTTTCTTGCATCATCAAGAGAAAGTTTTCCCTTTGTTTTCTTTTGCTTTAAGTGATTGTAGACGGGTTTCAGAACTTTTGTTTTCATATCATTATTTCTCATAATGAAATGCATTACTCTTCTGGCAGGATCTTTTTCTTCTGATATTTGTTCTACTTTCTCGTTAATTTTGGAAATCTTTTTTGCCTTTTCCTTCATCGACAATGCTCTTTTTCTCTCTGGTGCTTTCGTGAATTGTTCGCCCAATGGATTTTCGGCAGCAGGAGCAGCCATTGAGAGTTTACCATTCATGGAGTACATGCATGTCGCCTCATTATAGTTTATGTCTATCAAAAGAAACATTTTTGGTAAATCTTCGCCTCTGTTAAATCCCTTTGAGAGATCGGTAGAGGGAGTAGCACCAAAAACATCACCATATAGTTTTATTGGAAATGCGTTTTGTCCGGGATGTAATTCGGTCTTCTTTGAAAATACAAAGTCCAAACCGGCATGGTTGAGTCTGGAACGCAATTCACGAATTGCGCCTTCTGGTTCTAAATATTCACCAGAGAGGAATTTGTGAATAAATGCATTAATCTTGCTGACACTAGATCCGGCGTTGTTGATGTTGAAACCGAATTCTTGGTCACCAAAAGCAGATCTTCTGGGTGCATCTGAAAATCCATTGAATACGCTTCCACCATCTCCAATACTTTCCGACAATTTGTTTAATATTTGTTTGAACTTTTTCATTTTTTCTCCTGCTATACTATTTATACTTATTTCTTCTTCTTCTTGCCGCGCGAGCGCAAGGTAATGAATGTGGCAATTCTATGCTTTGATTCTTCCTCGGTGTCTCCCTTTATGGGTCTGGCCTTTACTTTGGAAGCAGTTTTATCTCTTTTTCTTATTTCACCTTTTGTCATTGTTCCGGCATTTGAACTATTTACAATTTCCTCGTGTATTTTCTTTGCATCACGAGTAGCAATTGCATAAATTATGCTTTTAGCCTTGTCGCCATATCTTAATTTAAATTTGCCTATATGCTTTTTGAGTTCTTTGACTCTCTCTTCTTTTTTGTTCACCTGATCTGAAGAAAGTGTAGATTCTGCTATCTTTCTTCTTCTCCACATATCTAATGCCTTCTTTACAGACTTTTTAGTATTTGGGGTTGGTGTCAGTTTATCAAAACTAGAAACACTCAATGGTTTCCCCATTGGTGGGTCATAGCCGGCGAGACTTGGATTTGCTTCCGTTGCTGCTTGTTGTACGCTGAATCCACCACCCATTGCATTTGCAGCGGCCTCTTCACCAAATAATTGCTTATCACATTCGTGACAAGTTTCTTCGCATCTACAACCCCAGACTCTAAGTGAAGCGTTGATTTTGCTCTTTGGATCTCGGGCAGTCTTTGCACTTGTGTTTTTTCTTTTCATTCCACACATTCTTCCGCAGAATGATTTTCTACGACCTTGTGTTTTCTTGGAGAGTTTACTGAAACCACCTTTGCGCTTTGCCTCATCCTTGGTTTCAATTCCAGCATGAATTCCTTGTCGTTTAGCTTCTGATCTAGAAAGACCTCCCTCTGGGTGGTTCTTTCCTTTCTTGAAACCCTTGTAGGGCTTCTTTGATTTCTTTTCTTCCATTATGACTTTTATGGTATCTCTTATTGTTGATTCTCTCATTTGTTTTCCTCTGAAGCTCATT